GTGATAGTGACTTATGATATTCTTCATCTTTAATTGCTACATCATAAGGTTTAAAAGCACCTTTGTACTTAACATATCCTGTCATGTCTTCGGCAATGTAATTATTAACATCACGGATGATCATCTTTTTATAGGCTGCGTATTCAAGGATTAACCCTGTTTCTTCTTCCCACTCTGTACACTGATTGTAAAAATTTCTTTTTTCAGACCGTGGTATTCTAACAGTTAATCCGTCAGTGTTTATCTGTAAAATTGTCAAATCGTCTACGTTTGTCATTATTTTTTCAGACAACATCATTAACGACAACTGACCACCCAATGTTGTTTTCAAAGTATATAATGGATCAAACAACCAACTATATTGAGAATTTGATTTACCGTATACACTATTGGCAGCAAGTTTGAACCCTGAAATTAATGTTTTATCAAACGTTTGTCCCGAATAATCTATATTTTTAGTATCTTCGTTAGAATAATCTAATATTCCTAACTTCTCCCATAGTGCTCTAGTCTTGTCCCATACTCCTTTTGCAATAAATCGTGGTTTTACAAAACTCTCACGATAGATTTCTAAGAACTTCTTACCTAAATGTTCAGGGAAAAGTTTTAAAATAATAGGGAGTATTGGATAATACGAAGCAACATCAACATCTACAATAATATATTCGTCATTCGATTCATAAACCCCTGCTTTGATGCAACCATGTATGCCACCGGTACCTAAATCAAAAGTAAAACCTTGGTATTCTAGACTATATTTAAAAGACCCTTTTAGTTCCTCCACCTCTATCTTAGATAAATATTCCTGAAGTTCGTTGAATTCCGGTGTTTTGAAACTAAGATATTCAGGGAAACATTCTTTAAACTTAAAAACTCCTCTATGTGTTCTACGTTTCTTAACTTCTTTCATGTCTTCGCCTGTAGCTTCACAATAAAGTTTCAATGTCAAGTCTTCACCAATTTTAGAATCAGGGTAGTTCATACACTTAAGACCGTATCTTTCGTACAGTCCTTTGCGTAATTCTAGTTTTGGTAAACTTTTAATGTAGAAATCAAATGTAGAATCAACATCGTTGAGGTTATAGTCTAGTATTTCTTTAACTTGATCAATGGTCTCAATGTCCTCATAGTGTTTGTAAGGCATGTCTTGTACATTCTTGTACCTCAAAGCAATTTGTAACTTCTTAAGTGAAGTCATACGTGCTTTGTTGTTATAGTGCCATATGCGAAACAGATCCAACTGAGGGATCTTCACATACATTTCTTTAACCGACGACCATTCGTCAGCAATTGTGTCTTGGGCTTTTTGATAAATCAGTGTTGTGATTTGATCACCTGATAAACCTTTCCATTCTTCATGATTGTTAAGAATATAGTGTAGAACAGGATAATCAAAACCGATGTTGTTAAAACCGATAAGACCTCGAACACCACTAAGGTGCTCGATCATCTCATCCATTTCGTTGACATCTCTCCAAATTGTAAACTGAACTACTTCTTTAGTTTCACGATGCATTGCTGTATACGTGTAACAGTTTTTCAGTGTTTCAATATCATATACCCATACTCCTGTGTCTGTCATAGCTTAGTTATTAATCCATCTTATTAACAAATGAGCCTCCATTTGTTCGGTGAAAACAGTGCTGCCTTGTTCTTTAATTGGTACATGAAACTCAACCTTACCTAAAGATGTAACGGCTTCATAGTCTCTACTGCCCCCGTCTCTGTATATTGCAGTCTGTTTAGCAGTGGGTTTTTCTTTATATAAAGCCTTCTTAATATCATTCTTTGTAATATTAGTTGAACCAAAACCTCCTTCACCTCGGTCTGTTGTAGACAACTCATCTACTTCTTCAAACTCGATTTGTGGGTAAGGAATGATGATTAATTGTGCCACTCTGTCACCTTTTTTGTAAGGTTCTGCTTTATATCCTTCTAAGTTTTCCGAATGATTAACAAAAGTAGACAAACTAGGATCAAACTGAGCAGATAATTCTCCTCTATATCCGGAATCGATAACACCTACACAGTTACTTAATCTTCCTGTCGATTTATACACAGAACTCCTTGGGAAAATTAACCCCATATAACCTTTCGGTATTTCGACAGCTATACCGAAATTGAATTGCATTGTTCCATAATCCGTAGCATGTTCTATACTTGTATCGTTTACAGCATACAAATCCATACCTGCGTCACCACCCTTAGCATACGTTGGTATTACTGCATCAGGGTGTAATTTTTTAATTTTTACTTTCATATTTAATTGTTTTTAATTGTTGAAATTGTAGCACCGGTTGTTAACACCATGGATGCTATAGATGCAGCAGATTCTAATGCCACACGAGTTACTTTTTTAGGATCTAATATCCCTGCTTCGATCATATCTTCAAAGACATCTGTTTTAGAGTTATAACCAATAGGATAACCATCACTAATTAGTCTGTTAACAACATCTCTACCGTCAACCCCTGAGTTATCAGCTATTTGATAAGCAGGTCTCGTTAAAGCAGCTTCTAGAATCTCTAAACCTAATTGCTGATCGCGATTCTCTACAGGTACATAATCCAACACCATCATTGCTTCAATCAAGGCTACACCTCCACCGGCAACAACACCTTCTTCTACAGCAGCTTTTGTTGCTTTCAAAGCATCATCTATACGGTCTTTAATCTCTTTCATTTCGACTTCGGTGTTAGCCCCCACATATATGACAGCTACACCACCAACCAATTTAGCAATTCGTTGTCTAAGATCTTTTTCGTCAATCTCTTGTGTCGCGTTGTCAGCCTGTTCTTTTAATCTCTTAATTCTTAGTTCTATATTTTCTTTAGACCCTGCACCACCTATGATAGTGGTCTTCTCAGGAGAAATTGAGATCTTATCTGATGTACCAAACATATCAATTGTGAAGTCATCCATAGAAATCCCTTTTTCTTCGGTGATATACGTAGCGTTTGTTAACAAAGCCAAGTCTTCCATGAAGTTCTTTCGTTTATCTCCATAAGAAGGGGACTTAACGGCAGCAATTTGAAAACCTTTTTGTATTCTGTTTTGTGCCAACGTAGCAACAACCTCTCCTTCGAAGTCGTCAGCTATAATGACCAAAGGTCTACCTGATTTCAAACCTGTTTCAATGGCAGGTAATATTTCTTTAGTGTTACCAACCTTTTTACCATAAAATAAAATCAATGGATTATCGAATTCAGCAATGGCTTTTTCAGCGTTGGTAATAAAATAAGGTGACAACAAACCATTTATGAATTGAGCACCATCCACAGTGTCTACATAAGTTTCTGTACCTTTGGCTTCTTCAACTCTGATTACACCATCCACTGTAACTTTCTTCATTGCTTCTGCAATCAATCCTCCGATGTATTCGTCATTGTTGGCAGAAATTGTAGCAATGTGTTTTAAAGATTCTTCGTCTTCAGTCACATTTACTGACAACTCGTCTAATCTTTTAACAACTGCTTCAACACCTAAGTCAATACCTCTTTTTAAATCCATTGGATTAACAGGTCTTTGTCTAAGTAATCTTGGTAACAGTCTTCTGTGAGCTTGTACCCACTTCATACCTTCTGATATTAAAGCCTGAGCCAATACTGACGTTGTTGTTGTACCATCTCCTGCTTCATTAACTGTTTTACTAGCAGCTTCTTTAATCAAATTAGCCCCCATATTTTCTACCGGATCAGGTAGTTCTATTTCGCTTGCTACGGTTACACCATCTTTTGTTACATGAGGTGCTCCGTATTCTCTTTCAATGATGACATTACGACCCTTAGCCCCTAATGTAACATTCACTGCATTTGCAATCTGATCGACACCGGACTTCAATTTGTTCCTAGCGTCTGCGTTAAAATTAATTCTCTTTGACATATTTAATTTATTGAATTTCTACGTTTACTCCGTGATACTTCCCTAGTTTCTTCACGGCATTCTTAATGTTTAAAGATGACACATAAATACATCCTTCTTGAACAGTGATTCTCTTTCGTTGCTTTTCTTTGGTGATGTCGTAATCAACCTCATCAAATTTAGCTTTCTTAAGTTCCCCTGTTTTGGTATTATATTCAAACACCGTATGACCACGCTGAGGTTTTAAAAAACCTACCTTCTTTTCTTTGTTTTCGTGGACTTCTTTTTGTGTGACCTGTTCTACTTGGTCTTTGTTTTCTTGTTCTACTTTCATTTATATTAATTTAAGTGCTTTTTGTAATGAATTTTTAAACAAATTAAAATCTTTCAAAGAATAATCATTTTTCATATAATTAATAGCTTGACAACATAATACTGTATTTTCTTTAGTATATCCTAAATTACTATCTATCCTGTCAATAGACACTTGATAGGGATTTTTTTGTCTTGCTGTTAATTTCATTGATACTTTAGTATAATAACATAAACCTTTTTGAGTTTCCCATAATTTTTGAATAAAACTATAATTAATTTCAAAATCTAATTTTCTCTTTTTAGCTCCTGATTTTATACTACTTAATAAAGCTTTTAAGGGATATTCTTCAACTAACTTTTTATTATTAATTTTAGATTGTTTTAATTTTTTAACTTTGTTTTTTAAATACCATTGTTTTTGATATTCTTTACTTTTATCTGTTTTGTTAAATTCTTTTTGTTTTTGTTTTTTTCTATCCCAAGCTTCTTGAGAATACCATTGCTCTTTACCATTACCTTTGTAATGTGAAAATATCATTCCTGTTTTAGAATTAATATCTCCTCTTTTATATTTATTTTCCATAAATATAAAGATAAGAAATATTAGAATATAAAGTAAATATTCTAAGTCTTAATTAAAAGTAGAGCTTGATACAATCCTTTTTCTAATGCTTGTTCATAAGTACCTTCAAAATCATCTCTTTCTATAAAAGAAGCATTTGCTGCTCCTATAATAGATACTTCTAACCCCCAAAAAGCAGTTTCTGTTTCATTTTTAAAGAACTCTCCTGTTGTTATTACAATATGAATATCATGCTCTTCTCTCAACCATCTTTGTAGTAATGATTGTGTTGGTCTTGAAATTATTTCAGTTACAGTATTATCTTTTAATGGATTTAAATATAAAGTACCATTGTGATTATAATGATATGAATCTTCTTCTTCAACTCTTTTTCCTCTAATGACAAAAGCATTAGAAACATCCCAATTAAACCCTTTCTCTTTAGCTAATTTAGCTGTATCAAATGTTATTAGTTCGTCTTTCATTTCTTAATTTTTACAAATATAAAACAAAAAAAGGGTTATTACAACCCTTTCTTCACTTTATTTTCAATAATTTGTTATTTAATTGGACAAGCACCACCGGCACAAGCTCCTAAATCGTCGAGATCTTCTTCATTAATCTCTACTTTCGTAATTGGTTTAACCAAAGAAGACAAATATTCATATTGTTTTTTGGTTATTTCTTCGAAAGGTAACTGTTTGAAACCACTCGCTCCTTGTTTTAATAAGAAACTTAGAGTTTTAAAGTTATCAGCGAAGTTTTCTTCAATATACTTACGTAATTCAGGTAAATCTTCTTTCTCATAATAAGCAGTTACTGATACAGAATTATCTGACCAATTCTTTTGCATAAATTTAACAGTCTCTAATTGTTCAAACACAGTCATATCTTCTGCTGTAATGGTACCTTCAGGATAACTACATGGAAATTCTACAACATATGTCGATCTATCTAAACTACCATCAAAATTTTCTTGAAATTCTAC